CAATACATTGTATTCGTAGCGGATTATGAGCACACAATGTATGAGATAAACAAAGGGTCGTAGTATGCAGATTGCATCATTATTCGCACGAATAGGATTAAAGACGGACGAAGAGAAAGCAAAGAGCTTTGTCCGTTCGATGCAAAATGCGAAAACGACATTGATTGCAGTCGGTGCAGCGGTTGGGACCGTAAGTGCGGCGATTGTAAAGGTAACGTCCGATGCCCTCGACGCTGCGGCAGCATTCAGACAGTTTGAAGTAGAAACGGGTGCGAGTGCTCAAGAGCTACAGCGATGGCAGGCAGTTGCCGAACAAACCAATAGCAGTGCTGAGGCGGTTAGTTCTGCCATACGCGCAATCACATCCAATCAAGAGCAAATCCGACTTGGGCAAGGGAATATCTCAGGGTTTCAACTCTTAGGGATTGACCCACGTCAAGATCCGTTTCAGATACTCGAACAGCTTCGCGAACGCACTGATGGATTATCTCAGGCGATGAAGCGCAATGTCCTTGCACAGCTTGGTATTGGTGCGGGATTGTTGCATACGCTCGAACTGTCGAACGATCAATTTGACGCTCTCGCCGGTCGAGCCTTTATCATTTCACCTCAAGCTATTGAAACATTAGCACAAGCTCGTGCCTCTATGAACCAAGCGGCACGAGCCGTGGATTTTATGAAAGCACAGATAGCCGTTGCCTTGGTTCCCGAGATACAAACACTTACCGATCATTTTATTGAGTTCATTAAGCGAAACGAAGAAGCCTTCATACACGGATTTCGACAAGCGTTTCGTAGTATACAAGCCTTTTTTCGTATCATTGCAAGAGCGGCACGGGGTCTTGATGCATTAGTTCGGGCTACATTCGGATGGGAGAACGCACTAAAGGTAGCTCTCGCTGCATTGGCCTTGTTTAATGCATCACTTCTTCTTTCCCCTATAGGATTGATTACGGCTGGCATTGTTCTTTTGGTTGCGGTTCTTGAGGATCTGTATGTATTCTCGCAAGGAGGACAATCACTATTTGGTGTGATGCTGCAACAGTTTCCGCGTATCGCGGCGGCCCTTGAACCGATAACCAGTAATCTTGATGGGTTTAAAGACGTATTACGGGACATTTTCACTCAAAATGAAGACGTAGCGAATGCCGCTGAGGAATGGGGAAAATGGGCATCGGCTATTGAGCGAGTGGTCGACGCGATCCGTAATTTTTTACGTATCACTTTTAATCGGGAAGCTCGTGAAGAAGCTGCCGATGAGTTTGTGACGGATCAGGAAGCACAACGCGAAGGGTTTAGTTTTCGCCAAGGAATCGAGAATCTACGAGAGGGGTTGCAGACCGTCGGGCAAGTTATCACCGGTGAACAAAATCTCGGTAATTTGATTCGACAAAGTCGTGCAACCGGAGCACCGTTATTGCAACCAGCGCAAGGCAATGCGAACATCACCAATACCATGACTGTTACCGTTAATGGAGCGGATGACCCACGAGCCACGGCCGAAGAGATTATGAGGCGACAACGAGAGTTCAATGCGGCGTCCGCACAGAGAGGCATTGTAGAATGAGTTTCAATACCATACCTCAAAACTTAAACCGCGGCATTTCTGATGGTCGCACCTGGGTAGATGATCGATTCAACGCGCTCCTTTCTCCAAACACTGCGGAGGGGATCGGGGGTTTTCTCTTCGATGTTCCGAAGGAAGAGCAGATAGAATTACTCACGGATGTCACGGATCATTTCACGGAAAATAACTCCTTTATCAATGATCATGTGGTCAATCAGCCGATCCGGGTTACCTTGTCCGGGTTTCAAGGTGAATTAGTATTTGAGCGTCCGCGCGGTATTGCCGGGGCTGCACAGCAATTGCAGAATCGATTAGAAACGGTTGAGGCATATTTGGGGGATCGTACACCGGGCATTGTACAGCAAACCCAAGATGTAATCGGGCAAGCACAGACGGCAATTTCTGCAATCAATCAAACGTTGGACCGTGTGCAGAATGTCGTAGGTCTTTTGGAAGGGGGCTTTGGTCCAGAACTCACCCGACAACAACAAGCTTACAATCAGTTGAATGGATTTCGTGTAGCCCGTACCCCTGTTACGTTGCTTACTCCATGGGCGTACTTCAATAGCATGATCATTACCTCAGTGGTATTTGTGCAGACGGAAGAATCAGAGGACATTTCAGATATCACTGTTTCATTGAAGGAGTTCCGGGTTGCTGAAACCCAAACGGTAGCATTTGATGAAGATCTTTTTGCTCCACGTGAGCAGGTACAAACTCCGGGGGCTGAAGATCAGGGGAATATACGGGGCACCGATGCCAATGCGTCAATTCTCTTTCAGGGTGCCCAATCAACGGGGTTGATACCGTGACAATACTTTCAGGAATCCGAGCCGTTGGCACGCAACGCTTACGTACGCGAGCCGAAGACGGAACGCTCATTACGATTGATCTTCGGTATTCCGCTGCTACACAGAACTGGTTCATGGATCTGTCAACAGAGACCTTTACGTTGAACACGGTTCGATTATCAAGCTCTCCTAATTTGTTGCAACAGTATTCGCGGCTTATTCCGTTTGGACTGGCAATTATTATGGCTGATAGTGGAGACCCGTTTCTTATTAATGATTTTTCTACGAGTCGGGCACAGATCGGAATATTGACACCGGCGGAAATAACACAGGTTAATGGTTTCTATAATCAGGTGCGAGACGCATGAGTGTTGGGAAACTGCAACGAATATATCGCCTTGATATCTTTACTCCCGACGGTGATCAAATTACCGTTGCTCCTCCGTTTTCTCTTCAGTTCAATATTACACGAAATACTCTTGCAAGTGCCAATAAGGCTACGTTGACCTTGTATAACTTGGGCCCCTCGACGCGAAGCCGAGTGTTCAAAGATCGATTTTCCACTACGGAGTATTTCCGTGTATCCTTGTTTGCGGGATATGGAAACCGGCTCCATGCGGTATTTATTGGCAATATCCTTGAGGCATACTCATATCGAGATCAAACGGAATGGGTCACGGTGATTGATGCCTTTGACGGGTTGGACGCTATTCAGAATGGATTTACCGCGCAGACAGTGACTCGTGATACGTCATTACGAGATATTATCTTAAGTGTCATTGATGATATGCCTAATGTGATTGCAGGAATATTGGGATCTCCGGCAGAAGGAACCACGAGCCGAGGGCAAGTGTTGTTGGGCCAATCGTCCGAAATTATGGACACTTTGACGAATCGTCAATTTTTCATTGATCTTGAAACGGTGAACGTTCTTGCTGAAGATGAGGCTATACAGGGATTAGTTACGAGGCTTGATCCATCAGTATTGCTGCAAACACCACGACGACGACAAGCAATGCTTGAAGTTGTTACGTTGTTTGAACCTCAAATACAAATTGGTCAGATTTACGAAATTGAGAGCTTGGAACCAATCTACAACGGGCAGTATATTGTGATAGGGTTCACGCATGACGTTACGATATCGGAGGCCCAAAGTGGCGAGGCACGTAGCACGATACAACTTTATTTTGGTGCCGAAGGTATACGGCAGGTGTCGGCATGAGTGATCAACCTATTTTTCCGCCTGATTTTGAAGACAATCTTGTTGAGCTTAAACGAGAGATATTTGCGACGTTGAACTGTGTGCAAATAGGACAAATACAGTCATACAATGCCACGGAACAAACGGCTGAAGTACAGATTCAGTTCAAGGTTCGCGTTAACAGTACCACGATTGCAGACTACCCAGTATTGATTGATTGTCCCGTATTTGTGTTGCAAGGAGGAGGGGCCTATATTGATATGCCGGTGGCTACGGGTGATTACTGTGTGGTGCTCTTTAATGACCGAAATATCGATGTGTGGTGGAACAGTGCTACGATCGCGGCACCAGATAACAGGAGAAAACATTCTTTGAGTGACGGGATAGCGTTAGTGGGAATTAATCCTCTGACTGCTACGCGTACGCTTGATGGTTCGGTGGTGCGGATTTTAGGACCTTCGGGGCCAGGAGCAGAAGAGTTTGCCGCACGTGAAAATGACACAACAATATCCTCTTCAAACGAAGATAATGCATTCTGGATATTTTGGAATGCATTTTTTGGCGTAATTACCGGTGCACCTATTCCGGAACCTGGGGCCGGAAATCCTTCTGCATTTCAGGCGGCACTTGCGGCCGCGATTACTGCGGCAGGAGGTGTGCCAACGGCTCAAGCAGGAAGAATTGACAAAGGATCTGATGAGGTAAAAATTGGATGATACGTGCACTTGACGCAAATGATGATTGGACCTTTGGAAAAGGCATAGCAAACTACCTCACGAACGAAGACGCGATCGCGTTGAATGTTCGCACACGGTTACGGTCTTGGTTCGGTGATTGTTTCTTCGCGGTTGCCGAAGGAGTCGACTATAACAACTTGCTTGACATTGGAACTGAAACGTTATTAAATGGTGATATTAGACGTGTTATACTGCAAACGGAGGGCGTCTTGCGGATTGAAACGTATGAATCAGCAATCAACCGAACAACGCGCGCGTTCTCAGTCGATACGACCATCGTCACGATTTTTGGAAATGTAACGGTCACCTTGTAGGAGTATTGTATGTCCGATGCATATGTAGATGTAACATTACCCGATGGTTCGACACAGCGCGCTATTCGCGTCAGCAGTGGTACAGGGATCACCGATTTTCGCAGTGCGGATGATGTATTTGTAACCACGACGCAAGGTGAAACCGCCCTCTTGGCGGTTGTATTTGACACGGCCGGAGGACGCATTACCTATACGTTTGCGGATGCTGCGGCACGGGATGCCTTTTTTGGCATGATGGCCAATTTCAATTTGTTATTTCAAGGTGTGACGACCGTTATTTTGCAGGACGATGGTGCAGGAAATACGATTGAGCAATTATGGAACGGTCCCGATCAACCGTCTTCCTATGATAATACGAACTGGGTTACGCGTCCGTCCGGCGGATTACCTGATGCTGCGGCCGTAAAAACATTGTATGAATCGAATGCCGATACGAATGCATTCACGGACGCATTTCTTGCGGTGCTGCAGCAATTACGATTTGAGAATAACCGGATTATCTCGGATGTAACCATAGAAACACCACCGGGAAGTATTGCTATTGGTCCTTCAACGCTGTTGAGTACCGCACTTCGGACCGTCAATTTTCGATC